ATAACCCGCTGTCTCGACACGAATGAAAAATCCTTGTTCATCGACGAAATCTCCGTCAAGATCAAAATACTCACATGGTGTTTTAGCGTCCATGTCAACAGCAATTACCCGCTGTATGTTACCCATTGAAATTGTTGAATCTGCCATAATATTATAGTATTAAATTGTTAATTATCAGTCACCTATGACCTTAAAAATTCCACGGCTATCATTACAAGTTAATCCGCCACAACCGAAATCAGCCCAGAGAGGATAAAGGGTATAATTACGGTTAAGAAATAAAAGCACTTCGCACATGATTGCATCAGCTGTAAGCCGTGCCTCTGTTTCGAGTCTTTGAATAGCCTTATCGGATGCAGGAGTTGAAAGATCACTGTCTTTTACCGTTATCCCTGCTGCTGTATAATTATAAGATGTACGGTTTGAGAACCTCGCAAAAGCATAGTACAAAATACCTGCTTTAAGTCCCTGGAATAGATATGTTTTTGTCAGATAAACATACGATCCACCGTTCAAAAGAGCTGTATTATCTGGTGTCAATGTGCCGGCAATAAACTGCGTAACCAATTCGTTCAAAAGAGCATCACCGATCTGGACTTTAACATCCAACATTTGCGCTTCGGAAACGAATTGCGGCCAGACAGCAGAAGACTTTATGGAATCTGCGATGTACTTATATGCCTGTGCATCGGCAAGGGTCACTAATGCTGTCATATCATAGTTGGTTTTATTGAAGGTATATAAGATTTTGGCTTAATGCTGAAATCAGTAAACTGTACAGGATAAAACTTGAATAAATCCATGAAGGCTCTTTCAAGGTCATCCCTTTCATCAGAAGTGACAGAATTGATATAATCATAAGCATTAGTAAGCAGCTCACTTCCAAAACCATTTCCAACGTCAATTCCTCTTAACACCGGGGGAAGCTTAAACATCCGTCCGATATTCTCTTGTACTGTCTTCTCTGTTACTTCATATTGACGATCATAATTCTTTGCAGTGAAATCAATAAATTCCGGTTTCTCCTCATCAGCATCCACATCAACAACCCAAATTTTAGACGTGTTCATATCTCCCTGCATCCGCTTGATCTCTGCTGCACTGTTAGCTTGTTCCTCATTATATCTATCCAACGGATCAACAGTCCCATCTGACAGGGTTCTGGGTTTGATCCCTTTGCGAACCAAAACACCGGAAGGAAGGAAGTTAAATTTAGCATTACGATGTTTAACAGTTGAAACACTTTCCTCTGTCAGCATATCGGTAATGATAGGATCAAAAGGACAGATAGGATATTCAAAATCCCCATCATCGGTGTAGTAAAATACCTGACCAAAGTAAAATCCCGGGCCACCTACATCAGCTATCTGCTGTGCCACCGCTTCGGGATCATATTTAGGAATGAATTTAACATCTTCCATCCGAAAAGGAAGTCCTGATAAACCTGTCCAGTCCGGGTGAACAGCTATACGGCCGGTATATTCTTTTTTACCGTTTATTTCAATACGACAATGCTCAAAAGGAATATTGTAATAAGCATAAGGGAGAGCGTTAAAATCATATTTAACCAGACAAGCAAATCCATTGAAGGACTTGAGGTCTTTTGCGAATTTACTCAGAAGCGAACTGGTCCTCTCATTATTTGCATTAATTACAAGATCATTGAATATCTCATCTGTAAATCCTGACCCACGCACGAATTTGACATAAGTATCAAAGCAAGTCTTTCCAGTGCCGGAGCTTGCTATGATCTCTAATATCTTTTGCGGATAGTCATTGCCGTCGCCATATCCTTTTATCCTCTTGCTTGTAAGATATTGATTCCGCTCGACTCTCGGTGCTGTCTTGGTAGCGGAGACTTTCATTATTTACGTTTTTTAGTGGCAACAACTCTTTTTTTGACTTTCGGTATAACTTTTTTCTCTGGTATAATTTCAGGTATAATTTCAGAAATAGCTTCCGGTGCAGCAATTTTAGCTTCTGATACAACTTCCGGCTCTGATATGCTCTTGACAAAATCTTCCACTATCTTGGGCACTTCCTTTTCAGGAGGTACGATAATTGTCGGTCCTGGCCTGCCAGGAGGACGGTTCCTTATCTCATCCGGTACGTTTGCCCTACCGGGGATAATTGCAAAATATCTCTCAACACCCGGAACGTGATCTAAATACCATCTTGCCAATTCATCGGTAAAATGGGGACTGTCATTAGTTACGGTCTTTGATGCGTCACCAAAAGCCTGAAGTAACACACCTTTTTTTAATTTATAGTTTTGTGCCATTTTATTATTTTTAAGGTTTAAAAGGAGGTCAAAGACCTCCCTTATTTTATGTACAGCATGGAGCAAGCATTGAAGCAAGAGCCACACGGGTCAGTGCAAGAGTGCCACCTACAAAATAAGTGCGTGGCAATAGAGATTCTTTTAGCGTATCAGAACATCCTGCAGTTAAAACATAACCACCTAACATCTCTGCATCATTAACGTCTCTCACGACAGCATTTAGTTCAAGACCAAAATCCCATCCAAGTATTTCAAAGACGGTCCTTCCTTCCTCGGTTAGGCCATCATTTTTGTTATAGTTATTTTCAATTATAACCATAAATCTGCTGTCTTTGGCATTCTCGATCCAGAGCTTATCCTCCGGGGTATTATCAAAGATTCGAAAGATAAAATTATGTTCCCAGTTCTTTTGATACTTTGTTTTGACCATTGCCACATTGTGTTCGTTGGAGAAATTATATCCTTCAACACAATAAGCATCACAGGCTGGAGAAGCAGGTTTCAAAACAATCTCTGTGCATAACAGCGAATTAGTAGGATCAAATGTACTTAACGTCTTATCAACACATTCATAGTTGATAAAATAAGCCTTATCCTTAATGCCCGGAACGAGGTTCGTACAGTTTTTAAGGATGCAGGCAACTATTTCATTACAGCCTATAGTCATAATATCGTTTTTTAAATTCCTACCTGAACCAATCTGTCGTCAATGATCTTTGCATCGAATGCATCTCTCGCCTCGATTCGATTGATGCGACTTCTTTGATCATAAAATGAATTGATATTATCAAAGAGTCCGTTGCATTCCATTCCGACATTCAGATTAGAAACAGTTGTATAAACTACCCGATGTGGGTTATTCCAGTATGTTCCGTTATTCTCATAAGCTCTGATCCACTGATCCCATAAAGGAATCGAGATAATTTTTATCCCATCCCAGTTAGCAAATTCCAGTCCATTGATCATCAGGGTATAGTCCTGAAATACCGTTCCAAGAGCCTGTAACTGTCTGCGAATCCTGTCCATTACTGATTTGGTAACTAGGATCACTCGGTCAGATTGTGCTGCCAGTTCAGGGATAGCTGTATCAATTACCAGGTTCAGAGCCGTATAGGTCAAAAGCGGTGTTGCTACCGACTGTTGAAGAGCATAGGTAAGTTGTGTATTACCCGGCATAGGTGTCAATTTTGTAGTATCTGCAGCGTAAATTACTGCTAACTGCTGAAAAAATCCATTTATAATGTTAAAAAATCCAACATCATAACCATCTGTTATTACACCTCCGGCATTAACATTAGCGGCTGTTGTATTACCAAACCACACATGGCGAAGGATCATCTTCTCAATGTCCTTAACAAGTATGTCAAGTATGAAAGCGAATACCTCTGTACTAGTCAGATCAAAAGCTTCTACCCCGCATTTTGTAGCTAGCTTCATGAGTGTATCATCAAGCTCATTCTTACACATGTCAATGATTATCTCAACGATTTTTGGTTCCCATGTTTTCTCAAAGGCTGTATTCTCATAGCATTGAGCTTCCGGGTTACAATTCTGACCTGCTTTTCCCACAAGTCCAAATGTGCCGGGTATGATTCCTATTCTACGGTCATTCTTGATCCCTGTTACTAGCGTGTGAAACGCTGATAATGCGGGTGCTTCAAGAACGGCTGTTACGACGAGTTCATTCAGAGACCGAAGTTCATCGGCTGTGAAATGTAATGCGTCCAAATTGATGGTGCTTGCGCACGCTGGTGATGCTCCTTGTGGCATAATTAT